CCCAAAACTTTGACAAGAGTTTGAGACCTGCGGCTGAGTTCATCAAAGAACACTCTGACAAACACAAGACCTTGCCCGAGCGCACACAGATTTCAGCTACCACAGGTGTTAAATTGGCGGCTGTGCCGGACTTGAATGAAGGACACTTTGACTGGTTCATGGGCGAGTTTGAAGCATTCACTCGACGCCAAGAACTGGAGCGAGCTATCCTAAAAGCCGCAGACTTGTTGGAAAAAGGTGAATATGATCCTGTCGAAAAGCTGATCAAAGATGCAGTACAGATATCGCTTACTAAAGACATGGGCACAGACTACTTTGCTGATCCCAAAGCTCGAATTGAAAAATACTTCAACTCGGGCGGTCAAGTATCAACAGGTTGGCCACAGCTGGACAGATTGTTGTATGGTGGATTTAGTCGTGGTGAACTAAACATCTTTGCAGGTGGATCAGGATCAGGCAAGAGCTTGGTAATGATGAATATTGCACTAAACTGGCTACAACAAGGACTCAGTGGTGTGTATATTACATTAGAACTTTCAGAAGAACTTACGTCATTGCGTACTGATGCCATGTTAACCAACATGAGCACCAAGGACATTCGCAAGGACATAGACACCACAGAGCTTAAGGTCAAGTTGGTGTCCAAGAAGTCCGGCAACTATCAAGTGAAAGGTTTGCCTGCACAATCAAACATCAATGACATCCGTGCTTATTTGAAAGAGTATCAAATTCAAACAGGCAAGCGAGTAGACTTTGTGATGATTGATTACTTGGACTTGCTGATGCCAGTGTCGGCCAAAGTTAGTCCTAATGACTTGTTTGTGAAGGATAAGTATGTTTCGGAAGAACTGCGCAACCTGGCCAAAGAGCTAGGAATCCTAATGGTAACTGCAAGTCAGTTGAACAGATCCGCTGTGGAAGAAATTGAATTTGATCACTCACACATCTCGGGTGGTATTTCCAAGATCAACACAGCAGATAATGTGTTTGGTATCTTTACAAGTCGTGCAATGAAAGAGCGTGGCAAGTATCAGATCCAGTGTATGAAGTCTCGAAGCTCGACCGGCGTTGGTCAAAAGATTGATTTGGAGTACAACATTGAAACCATGCGTATTACTGATGAAGGCGGGGATGACAACGAAAACGGGTTTAGTAAAAAACCCAGCACAAGTATCATGGATAGTATCAAAGCAAAAAGCCAAGTTAGTGCTGCCGCCTCAGACGATACCAAGTCAGCGCCTTGGGAACGGCCACAAGCCAAGGAAGGTTTTGATCTAGAAGCACCCAAAGTCACAGCTGATGTGCAAAGCGCCAAACTCAAGCAGTTATTGGGCAAAATCAAAACATCATAATGCCAAATAATTTTTGTAGATATCTGTCTAATGGATATTCTTTTACATTAAAATCGGATGACACATTAACAGTTAAACCTTGTTGTTGGTTTGCACAAGAAATACCTGTTGACTCTTCTCTTCAAAACAATCGAAAAAAATTGTTTGAATCTATCACTGATTGGTCACCGGCTTGCAACAAATGTTTTGTATTAGAAAAGTCCGGGCAACAAAGTTTGCGACAATCCGGACCGGACTGGGTATCAAATTTTGAAAACTCTCAAGAGCCAGTATCCATTGATATTCACTTAGACAATCAATGCAATGCGGCCTGTGTTATTTGTGGTCCGCACAGTAGTTCTTTATGGGCTAAAGAACAATTAAAACTTCAAAATAAAAAAATAACAATTAATACTGAATTATCAACTATTAATGCAATTGACAAAATTGTTTCTAGTGTTTCTCTAGAAAAAGTTAAATATGTTAAATTTTTTGGTGGAGAACCGTTATATACACATACACATTTGCAATTTTTAGAGCATGTACCTCATCCCGACCAGGTAACCTTGCATTACACTACTAATGGTTCTATATACCCTAACCAAGAAGTTTTAAATGCATGGAAAAAATTCAAACTGATTATTTTTGCAGCAAGTATTGACGGGATTGAAGAACAGTTTGATTATGTAAGATGGCCACTAACTTGGAGCAAAGTCAGCAAAAATTTACTGCGAATTAGGGATAACAAAAACATTCAAAACTTAATATTTAGAATAGAATTTACAGTCAACTTTTTAAACGCTTATTATTTTGACAGATTAGAATCATGGGTGCAAGACAACTTGAGCACCAATGCATATGGTGACAAAACTGATTTAAATTTACATCCTTGTTTTGGCACAACGTGGGATTTATGTAAGATGCCTAACGAAATTAAAAATTTGATATTAAAAAAATATTCAAAAGATCATGTTATACACAAGATGGTCGTAAATGTTAGATCAGCACAGGCATTTAATTTAATTACCTGGCAAAATTTTGTGGCTACCTGGGACACACGCAGAAATAACAATTGGAAAACAGCATTTCCAGAGTTGATTGATTACATCCAAACCTCTTAAATCCGCTAAATAATCCAAAGGTCTCAAAGCAGATGCAAAAACGCACCCGCAGTTTACTAGAAGAATTAGACGATTTGTACATCGAGCGTGATCGCCGCCTGTTAATTGAAAACCGTGCGGCTACTCTTATTGCAAATGCTATCAGATTGCTGGAACAAATTGACACAGAATTTCCAGCTGATCAAGCTGAAAATCTACAGCGCAAATTGCTGAATGCTATCCGCACCAGAGACTCAGGCAAGTTTGCCAGATCAGTGAGAAGAACAAATGCAGATACATGAAATTACACGCCGTAATATAAGCGAAGGTCCACTAAAGAATGTTGCCAGTGCTCCTGTGAATTTTGGTAGAACCACAGCAGCCATGCCACAGCAGTCTGTGGCTCCAAGCAAGGTATCTTATGCACCAAACATGATGCCCAAGGCTGCACCAGTGGCAGCAACGGGTACAAATCTTGCTGTGGTACCACAACCAACTGCCCTAACCAGAACTCCCAGTACTGGTGTTGCAACTGTGCCCACTAGTGGTGCGGTAACTGCGGCCCCTAAACCTGGACAAGTAGCACCAGCAGCCAGCAGAACAAATCAATATGACCCTAATGTGATCGACGTTGATGCCAAAGATATCACCAACAGACGAGCGCTACCGTCGGCCACAGCCCAGCCAGCATCTGCGGCAGCACCAGCATCTGCGGCAGCGCCAGCACCTGCGGCAGCACCAGCACCTGCGACTAAACCAGCAGGACTGACTCCAGCTGATATGGAAAAACTCCGCGCTCAGGGAACCGCTCAGCCAGCAACACAAGCTCCAAAATTAACACCACAGCCTGCTGCCAAACCAGCAGCCACTGTCCTAAATAAAACGCCTAAAGCAGGTTTTATGCGTAACGCCGCTGAATATTTTGCTAACCGAACAATGAATGCTGCTGGAATTCCTCAAGACCAACAAGGTGAATACCATCCAGGAGGTCACCAAGCAGCTCTTCAAGGCCGCAGTTATGGGTTTATTCAAAAGCAAGAACAAAGTCTTGCCGACAGATTGTCTTCAGAATGGATAAATGATCGCACACTTGCTGGACAATCAGTAAAACAAATTAATGCCGACGAGATTCGGGCAGCCGCAGATACACTCAATCGCAGTTCAGTTAGACCATTAAATGTTAATCTTAATGCCGTAACACAAGCAACTGAAAAAATGATAGCTGATAAACAGGTAAGAAAACAAGCTCAACAGAAAGCCCAGTTAACCAAAGCAGCTCAACAGAAAATTGATGTTGCAAATCAAATTAAAAAATTACGCGATGAGCTAAAAATGCCCAATTTATCCAAAGCTGATGCGCGAACCAAACTAAATGCAATTCTTGCACAAACAGAAATGCTTAAATCTCTAGGAGGAAATCCCTTTAAGATTCCAGGCCTTGCAGACGTACTGACAACCACAGGAGCACAAAAATCTGCTGCACCACCAGTATCATGGGCCGGCGAACCGCAAAATCCAAACGACCCAGCAACTGCTAAATTGTTAGCAATGGCAAAAGCTCAAGGAAAAATACAATGAAGTTACTAGAAGGCGGAAACGTATTCAAAGATGCTGATGGCAACCCACTCACCGGCCGCATCAACCAAAGCGATGTGGCAGCCACTGTGCAATGGTTGGAAACACTCACAGGTTTAGAATTTCCACGCGAACGTTGGTTGGGTTCAACTGGTCGCAAGCCTACCTCAGGTGACATGGACATGGCTGTAGATGCCAGTGAAATATCCAAAGAACAACTGGCAGCAAAACTAACACAATGGGCAGTGAGCCACGGTGAAGATCCCAAGGCCTGGGTAAAGAAAGCTGGCGAAGTACACCTGCGCACACCTATCAACGGCAACCCTCAAAACGGATATGTGCAAACAGATTTCATGTTCTTTCCTAACTTGGATTGGGGACAGTTCTACTATGGTGGTTCAGAAGATTCTGCCTACAAAGGCATGAACCGCAATGTGCTGATGAGTTCAATTGCCAAACAGCAGGGGCTTAAAGTTGGTGCTAACGGCATGTTTAGCCGTGCCACCAATCAGCTGGTAGATGGCGGCATGAATCCTGACTATGTGGCCAAAACATTGTTAGGTAGAACAGCCACTAGAGAAAATCTCAAGAATGTAGAAAGCATTTATGCTGCACTGGCAAAGGACAAGGACCGTGATGCCAAGCTCAAAGATTTCCGTGAATATCTAGCTAAAGAAGGCCTGCAAGAGCCCGGCGCTGTTAACGAAAATACAGAAGTAAACTTCTTAGCAAAACTGCGTGACAGAATTGTAAATCAAGGTATGCAACCCTTGATCGAAACTGAAAAAATAAACCCATATCAAATTTACGAAGCAGAAGAAGGCAATGTAGGTGGCAGAGCCAAAGGCATTGAACACCTGGAAGATCTTGTGTTCCGTAAAGGTTCACGTGGAGTAGATGAAGCACTAGCTATTATCCAACATGCAGCAGAAGCACCACAAAAAACCACCAGTGTAAAATGGGATGGTAAACCTGCTGTAATTTTTGGTCGTAAGCCCGACACAGGAGAGTTTGTGCTTACAGATGGCTCGGGATTTGACGCCAAGGGATATGATGGACTTGCTACTTCGCCCCAAATGATGGCACAAATACAAAGCACACGAAAAGGTGAGCGTGGTGAATTGGTTCAATTATATGCTGACCTTTGGCCACAGTTAGAAGCTGCCACACCCACTAACTTCCGTGGATATGTTAAAGGCGACTTACTATACTACCCGCAACAGCCCTGGGAAGAACAAGCTGGTAATCTTGTGTTCAAACCCAACACAGTGCAATATCGCATACCTGCCAAGAGCGCACTAGGCCAACGAATTCGCAACAGCACCACAGGCATTGCCATGCACACCATGTATGCTGATCAAGGCGAGCCCAAACAACCACTCAGCAGAGTGTCATTCAATGAAGTACCTGGACTGTTGCTGATTGACCCCATTTACGGCAAAGGTATCACACCTCAAGATCCTGCACAGTCTAAAGGGCAAGCGGCATTGATCAAACAAATCAAACAAATACGCAACAGCAAAGGTGCTGCCATTGATACTTTGTTTAATCCTGCAGAACTGCGAGCCATGCAAATCACCGACTTGGCCAAACTGTGTGTAGATTACATCAACAAACGTATTAATCCAGACTATGCAGGGTATACTGGAGACTTTTCTAACTTGATAGGTGATTTTGGCCAGTTTCTACAGAGTGCAGTAACTTCTAAAAAGTTCAACAACATTGTAGAATATTTAAAAAGTCCTGCATCAAACACAGAAGGACTGGCTGCTGCATTTACTTTATTTTTGTTGTTACATGATTTAAAACTGGACATACTACGTAACCTGGATTTGAAAGATCCTGGGCATGAAGGATGGGTGATGGCCACGCCTGCAGGCTACGGAAAAGCAGTAAATCGCTTTGATTTCACTGCTAGAAATGCCGCACAAAACAATCGTCAACAGGCGTAATTTTTGCCAAAAGACTAAATAAAAGCAGGTCCACTGAGACCATTAACTTTAAAGGAAATTTATCATGGCATATTTTGCACCCGTAAATGGCGATTCACAACCAGTATTCGCATTAGACACACGTAACGGCCCACAAGCCCCTAGCACTTCATTGGCTGGCGTTCCTGTTCAACCACAAGGTCCAAAACTGGACTTCTATCGCGTAGTTGCTAACACCAGCGTAAACGGCGAAGGTGGCGTACAAGAATACGTTGCTAACGTGATTCAAGCTGTTCAACGAACTGCCACTGTAGCAATGTACCAAGTTGATGGCGTTGCAATTTCATTTGCTACCTATCCAACTGGCGCATTTGGCGACTCAGCTGCCAATCCACCTACCACAACCAGCGCAGCAATCTTCTTGGCTGCTGCTAACGTGACTTACACCGGCTTCCAGTTGGATAGCTGCACTAGCGTTGGTTTTAAACTATCAACCTAATAATAAGTAGAGTGTTAAACTTTTGACCCCGGAATTAAAAACTCCGGGGTTTTTCTTTGTCGTTAAATACCCGCAGAATGAATATATTATGCCGGACCCTATTTGACTGTACATACACAGGTACCACTGGTCACTTTCGCTCAAGTCAAGTGCCGTACCCAGACCGCACAGGACGATTGATCAACACTATTGCTGACTGGAACAGATCTAGAAATCAACATCGCAACTGGGAAACTATCATGCAAATGATCAGTCTGCGAGCTCAACCCACTATCGTTCAAGAACCCAAATGTGAAGAGGGTGTGTGGCAGTTTGAGTTTAGTGTAGAAACACCTGGCGTGTATTCTACCAACAATGACATTGACAATCTTGATGGCTTGCTAAATGAATGTGCTGGAATACCAATGGTTGTGGGGCTGGACGAAACTGGCACTATTGAATCCAGTTTAACAGTGAATGGGCCCAATCAAAACTTGTGGTTCGAAACCATAAATAAATGACCGGGAGAAATAATGGCTGATACCACTGATATCGAAAAGAAAAGTCTTGAAGCACACGTTGAATTGTGCGCAGAGCGGTATCGCCTGCTTGAAACCAAGCTGGAATCAATGGATGAAAAAATCACCACTCTTTTCAATGTAATAGCAGAATTACGCGGCATGTTGCAAGCCACTAATGCCAAAAACAACGATAGAATGATCAGTTGGGGCGTGGGCATAATTGCTGCCCTTGTGGGTGCGTTAGGCTGGTCAGCGGCACATTTGATCAAACTATGACTCGAGAACAAAAATTAGAACGCTGGGCCGAGCGCGAAGTTCGCCGCAATATACACACAATGATTGTGAATGACGAAACAGGCGGATATGTGGCATTTGGCCGATACCATTTACGTCCTGCAGATCAGTTGTTTGAAGTGTACACACCAGGCGATGATTTAGCAGGTACTTTCAGCAACAAACGCACAGCAATCAGTTGGTGTGTGGCCGACAATCACAATCAACTGCGTCTAGCACAAAATATTAAAACTTTAGACACCAAAAAACAAACACTGTCAGCAGACATATACTGTAGACGACAAATGGCTGATCGCA